GTGAACAATACGCTGCTATAGGAACCTCTCAAGGTTTGTTTTTATTTAATGACAACCGGTTTTACGATATTACTCCATTAGATACAGCAATCACTGGCGCTACATTTACATCAGTATCTGGTTCTACAACAGTCACAGTTAATAAAACAGCTCATGGATTAGCAAATGGAAGATATGTAAAGTTTTCTTCTGTTACTGTTCCTACAGGTTCTGGTTACACAACAACTGTTTTTGAAGATAATACTTTTGAAATAAGAAATGTGACTTCAAACACATTTGAAATTATTATGCCTACAACTTCAGCAGGTAGTTCTTCAGGTACAGGATCTGCACAAATTGATCCGTATGTATTCGTAGGTACAACTTTCCAAACTGCAGGTCTTGGTTGGGGCACAGCTGCATGGGCTGGATCTTCTGGATTTACAAATACCTTAAATGGTGCTTTGAATGATGACACTGCTGGTACAGGAGGATCAGGTACAAGTATTACGTTAGCATCAACAACTGGTTTTCCGTTAACAGGAGTTATAAAAGTAGGAGCAGAATATATTTCTTATACAGGAATAAATGGTAATGATTTAACAGGTATAACAAGAGCTGTAGCAGGAACTAGATCAGCGCACAGTGATGGTGCTACGGTTGAATATTATATTGGATGGGGATCAGCTTCTTTATCTTCTAACGTGGTTTTTGATGCAGGCTTCTGGAGCCTTGATAACTTTGGTCAAATATTAATTGCAACAGTTCATGGTGGTAAAACATTTACTTGGAATGCAGGTGCAAACAATCCAAAAAATAATAGAGCAACTGTAATGACTGGTGCACCAACTGCAAGTAGACTAACGCAAGTTTCTGATAGAGATAGACACGTATTTCATTTTGGAACTGAAACAACTATTGGAGACACAACAACTTTAGATCCTATGTTTATTAGATTTAGTGATCAAGAAAACTTTAATGAATATCAACCAACTGCTACTAACACGGCAGGTAGTTTTAGATTAGATAAAGGTAATAGAATTATTGCTGCTGTTTCAGGTAAAGATTATACATTAGTATTAACTGATCTTGCAGCTTATGTTATTCAATACGTAGGACCTCCTTTTACTTTTTCTTTAAAACAAGTTGGTACTAACTGTGGATGCATTGGACAGAACGCTTTAACCTATTCTAATGGTGAAGTATATTGGATGTCTAGTGAAGGTGGTTTCTTTAAGTTTGATGGTACAGTTAAATACATACCTTGTTTAGTAGAAGACTTTGTGTTTACTACAAATGGTGATCACCTTGGACTTAACTACTCTTCAGGTCCTCTTGTTTATTCAGAACACAATAATTTATATAATGAGATTAATTGGTTTTATCCTAAAAATGGTTCTTCACAAATAGATAGATGCGTAACATATAATTATGCAGAGAATTTATTTACTACAAGTTCTTTAGCTAGAACTAGCTATTTAGATCAAGGTGTATTTGAACTTCCTTATGCAACTGAATATGATAAGACAGCTACACCTAACTTTGATATACAAGGAATTACAGATACTTTTGGTGCATCTACATATTATGAACATGAAAAAGGAACTGATCAAGTAAACAGTTCTGGTACTACTTCTATTGATGCTTTTATTCAATCAGGGGATTATGATATTACTAGCTCCTCTAGCTTCTCATCTTCAGGTGTTGCTAACTTTAGAGGAGATGGTGAGTTTATAATGTCTGTAAAAAGATTTATACCAGACTTTCAAGTGTTGACTGGTAACTCTAAGATTACTTTGTTATTGAACAATTATCCAACAGGTACAGCTGCAAGCTCACCACTTGGACCCTTTACAATAAGCTCATCTACTGATAAAATAGACACTCGTGCAAGAGCAAGATTAGTGGCACTTAAAATAGAATGTGATGCTGTGGGTGAAACATGGCGTTACGGTACATTAAGACTTGACGCAAAACCAGATGGAAGAAGATAATGGCTGAAATAAAATTTGATGATTTATTGAATCAATTAAAACCTATGGAACAACTGTTTTATGATCAACAGTTTGAAAAACTATATGATCCTACTAAAACTAAAGATCAACAATCATCTCGTTTAACTGGTCAAAATAACTACGAAAAAATGAAAGCTGCATACGAAGCTCAACAAGAAATTCCAGAAAAAGGAATCATAGCTGGAGCGATAGATACATTTAATCCTTTTAGTAAAGTAAGTGCAGCAGAACCTAATTTTGGTAATACAGCAAATCAAGGTATTTTTTCTGCTCAAGCGTTAGCAGAAAGTCTACTTCCTGACAATCTTTCTAATTTAGAAAAAGCATTAATTAGTGGAAATAGAAATTTTCTTAATAACACAAATACTCCATTTAACATAAATCTAAGTCAATACGATCAAGGTGTATCACAAGGAATTCCAATACAAACTCAAGCTGCTGAAGCTGTAAGACAAAGACTTAATATACCTCCAGATTCTTTTTATGCTAAAGATCCTTTTGTAGGTTTAGAGTATCAAGATATGGAAATGCCAACTTCACCACAAATAGCTAAAGACACTATAGCATCTAATTTATTATATGATGATTTAACTCCTGTTATAGATACTTCTTTTGGCGTTGCTAATGAACCAGACGTTGAAGAAGAAGAAGAAAAATCTAAAGGCATAGGTAGTTTATTTGAATTTTTATCTAGGTTTAGTCCTGTACGTGGCATAGCAAAATTATTAGAACCACTTAATGCGAGAATACAAAGTTCTGATTTTGCTCAAGCAAAAAATTTAGCTGATTATTTAGATATGAGAAGTTATGGTGGACTTAGAGAAAGAGAAAATAGAGCAGCACAGACTATGGCACAAGCAAGAGGTTTACAAAAACAAATGGCACAAAGACCTTCTGCTACACCATCAGCAAGAGATCTTGCTATGGGCAGAGGAGAAGGAGATGGACCACAAAGAGATGCTGCTGCGACTAGATCTAGAGATTTAGGTAGCATGAGGGGTGGAGTAGGAAGATAATGGCTAAAGTAACCGCATATATACCAGAACCTAAACAAGAGTATGATGTAGAAAATCAAAGACAAATTTTACAATCAATTGAAACTATTAAAATGGAATTAAATTTTGCTTTTCAAAATGACTTGAAAGAAGAGCAAGATGCATATAATTACTTTTTATCCTAATGACTATACAATATAAAAATCAAGGTTTTAAACAAGCTGATACAGCTAAAGCAACGGTGCTTACTTGCCCTACTAGTGGAGCAATTATAATTAAAAGTGTTTATTGTGCAAATAATGATGCATCATCAGCTATTGTAGTAAATATGAATTTAGTTGATTCATCTGATTCAAACACCGAGTATGAATTTTTTAGAGATGATGTAGCAGCTAAGTCACAAGTAAATGCTGCACCTCAAGGCTTGAATTTAGAAGCGGGAGATGCTATAACAGTGCAAGCAGCGACGGGCAGCAATAAAATACAAGGCGCCATAAGTTATGCTTTAATAGACAGGTCACAACAAAATGGATAACGATATATTAAAAATAAATTGTACAACAGTAGTTACAATTAGAAATGTTAAGTCAGGTAAAATTTATAAAGATGAAGCAGAAAGAGATGCTGATATAAATGATCCTAATACAGAAACGAAAGCAGATCACGTGGTACAAGATCTAACAGTTCAAGTATCACCAAAAGGTCTAAACTTATTACAGAAAGCAATGAGCAAAGATGATAATAAATCAAGCACCTAAAGGTGGCACCGAGTTACAATTTAACTATTTAGAAAAATATGTTGATAAAGAGTTATTAGATCAAGTACAAATAACAACTTCAATACCTGAAAAGATTCCATTGCATCCAACCAAGGTAAATATACTTTGGCAAAAAAATTCTTATGATCAACCGAATCTAGCACCATGGTTCCAAGATAAAAGTAATCATTATAAATATGATTGGTATGTATTTAACTCACATTGGAATTTTGAAAAATTTAGAATGATGTTTAGGTTACCATTAGAAAGATGTATTGTTATTAAAAATGGTATAGATAATATACAGAAAGCTAAACCTTATAAAGAAGGTGAACCTATAAAAATTATTCACCAGAATACACCTTGGAGAGGTTTGTCTGTTTTACTAGGTGCGATGCAATTAGTAAAGAATCCTTTGATTAGTTTAGATGTATACTCTTCTACAGAAGTATATGGAAAAAATTTTTATGAACAAAATGATCACAACTTTACAGAGTTATACGAACAAGCAAAAGCTTTACCGAATGTAAATTATATAGGTTACAAGCCTAATGATTATATAAAATCAAACATGCACAAATATAATATGTATGTGTACCCTAGTATTTTTGAAGAAACGTCTTGTATATCTTTGTTAGAATGTATGGCTGGTGGTTTGTATTGTGTTACAACAAATTTAGGAGCATTATTTGAAACAGGTGCAGAGTTTCCAATGTTTATAACTTATGATGATGATCATAGAAGATTAGCAGAAAAGTTTGCTTTTGGTATAGAAGCCGCAGCAAATACTTTACATGATCCTCAAATACATAATCATGTAGACTCACAATCACATTATGTAAATATTTATTACAACTGGCATAAAATAGCTAATGGTTGGACTAGATTTTTAAAAGGAGCTATTAATGCAAAATCCAAATAAACCTATTTGGTTTGATAAACCAGAAGAAAAGGTAACAGAGATAAATGTAGGTGATGCTTCTCCATATAAAATAATGGTATGTACGCCTTGCCATAGTGATACCTCAATGCATTACACACAAGCAGTTTTAAAGTTTCAACAAGAGTGTATGATAAAAAAAATAATGGTTAGTTTTACTTTGTTAAAATCTTCTTTGGTTACACAAGGTAGAAATTTATGTGTAGCAGAAACATTAAATCACCCTGATAATTATACACACCTTTTATTTATAGATTCAGATATTGACTTTGAGTTTTCTACAATAGAGAAAATGTTAAAAGCTGATAAAGATGTTATCTCATGTCCTTATCCTATGAAGATGTTGGATTGGGATAAAGTATGGAGAAGAATAAACAATAAACAAGACGCCATTACATCTGCACAAGATTTATCGAGAGCAGGTTTTACTTATCCAATTAAAGTAAAAGATAATCATAACATAATAGCTGAGAAAGGTATTATAGAAGTAACACATGCTCCAACAGGATGTATGTTAATTAAAAGAAAAGTATTAGAGGATATGATAAAACAATACCCTCAGTTAGAAATATTTCAACCTACATATATTAATGGTAAAGAAGAGAAAAAACCAAATATGTATAACCTTTTTGATACAATACATGACCCTACAACTAAACGTTATTTTGGTGAAGACTTTGGTTTTTGTCAAAGATGGGGTGATATGGGTGGTAAAGTACATATCTATGTAATGGATGTAATAACACATGTTGGAGAGTTTCAATATTGTGGTAGATTTTATGATGATTTATATCAAGGTCACAGGCCAGCAAAACATGCCAAACCGCTTGACGAAGATACAAAAATCAAATAAAGTGTAGTATTTTCAGGACTTCTATGCCTGCTTTTAACTTTTTTAAATATATAAACTATGACAAGATTCGCAAGTCCACAAGCAGCAGCGCTAGCGCAACAAATAGATCCACAGATGGCAGCTGGAGGAGGACCAACTTCATCTTCAACAATGCCTTTGTTAGCTGCTGGATTAGGAATGCAACAAACTACTTTAGGTGAGAGCGGTGGTATTTATCCTAGACTAGGTAGTTTAAGTTCAAGCATAGACTCTGCTGAACAAGAGTTACAAGGTATTAATACATCTATAGATTCATTACAAAGTCAAATAGGTCAACCTTCGGGGGGACAACCAGGGCCTTTAGATCAGAATACTACAGTGCCATTACCAAGTAAACCAATGTTGTCTCAGTTTGGTCCTAGACCTGCTGTAGATGCACCTGGAGGAATGCAAAGTAATCCGGGTAATTTATTTCAAATGATGATGAGAGGTAGCGGAACTTTTCCAAATTTATTTATGAACTCTAGAGTTGGATTGGCTGATGGTGGTATGGAAATGGACAGACAAGAATATGGATTAGGAAGTATAGTTAAAGGAATTAAAAAAGGAGTTAAAGGTTTAGTTAAAGGCGTAGGAAATGTAATTAAATCTCCTTTAGGATTAGCAGCTATAGGTTTAGGTGTTAATGCTTTTGGGCTACCTTTTGGTCTTGGAGGTAAAGGTTTTTTAGGCAATATTGGTTTACCTTCTCTTTTTAAAAAATCTGTAGGTGAAGGTGCAGCATTAAAAAACTTTGGTAAAGTATTTTTAGGAGGTTCTGCATTAGGAGCATTAGCCGGAATGGGTGAAGAGGAACAAGAAATGATTACAAGAGATGTAAGTTCTTTAAGAAAATACTTAACAGGTTATTATCAAAATTTAGGTTACACTGCAGACCAAATAGCAGAAGCTGTTGAAAGAGATACCTCTGAATATTCATCAGGTCAAGGTGGCTATGCAGACGGTGGTCGTATTGGTTATGCTATGGGAACTGATCAAAAAGTAGAGATGGCATCAGGCATCGAGAGCCTACCTATTAATATTAACCCTAAAGGTGTTAAAGAATTAGACCTTAGAGAAACAGGTGGATTTATTCCTCCAGTTGGTGTAAAAGAAAAAGCAGATGATATCCCAGCGATGTTATCTAATAACGAATTTGTATTTACCGCTGATGCTGTAAGAAATGCAGGTGGAGGAGATATTAATAAAGGTGCTCAACTTATGTATGACACAATGAAAAAACTAGAATCGAGAGTAGTATAATGGCTGTACAACAAACACAAGTATTACCACCAGAGTTTATAGAGGCAGGCGGTAAAACTTTTTTAGACATGCTTTCAAAAGCAGTCGGTGGTTATTCAGGTGCTGATCTTTCTAAAGTATTTGGTCCACAATTTGTAGCAGGTAAAGATAAGTTACAACAACAAGCAGAAAATTTAGCTGTTTCAGGTATTGGTGCTTATCAACCATTTTTAAATCAAGCTCAACAAGCTCAACAACAAGCAGGTGTATTAGCAGGACAAGCAGGTCAGTTTATGGGACCTAGTGCATACAAACAATTTATGTCTCCATATCAACAAGATGTTATTGACACAACTCTTGCTGAATATGATGTCCAAGCTCAAAAAGGAGCACAAGGTGTACCAGCAGCAGCGATTGCAGCAGGTGCTTTTGGTGGTGGTAGAGAAGGTGTACAAAGAGCAGAATATCAATCTACATCAGATAGAAACAGAGCAGGTATACAATCACAATTATTACAACAAGGTTTTGGCCAAGCTCAAAATGCTGCACAACAAGCTTTTCAAAATCAACAACAACTAGCTAATCAACAATTAGGATTAGGTCAAGCTGCTTTAGGACTAGGTGGTGCGCAACAACAATTTATGGGTCAAGACATTGGAGCTCTTTCTAGTTTAGGTGCACAGAACCAAGCGCAGAACCAAGCACAATTAACAGCTCAACAACAATTATTACAACAACAACTAATGCAACCTTTAACTGCAGCTAATCAATATGGTTCAGGGGTAACTAGTTTAATATCAGGATACCCAGGACAAACACAACAAACATTCACTCCTACTCCTGGAATAATGCAAACAGCTTTAGGAACAGGAGCAACTCTAGCCGGCATATACAAAGGTTTTGGACTAGGGGGATAATGAAAACATTAAGACGACCTATGTTTAGAAAAGGTGGTAACGTCGGTGACGGTATCATGACTGGTATTGTGGACAGAAGTAATTATAAGGTAGGATCTACTAACCCTGCATTAAACGTTGGAGAACAAGATATTGCAGATTACATTTCTTTAATTAGAGGTGGTGGACAAGACATGAGTTCTGATCCTGCTACAGACTTCTTATTACAATTTGGACCAAACTTATTAACTCAAACACCTCAAGGTTCAGGTTTTTCAGGGCTTCTACAAACTTCTGCTGCTGCAGCTAAAGACCCAATAAAAGATTTAATTAAAACTAGAAGATCAAAAGACAGTGAAAATATTGCATTAAGAGCTAAAGCTGTAGATACTTTAGGAAAAGATAATCTTTTAAAAATTAGAGAGCAAGCTAAATTATCTGTAGGACCACAAATGGAAACGGAAACTACAGAAGAATATAATGCAAGATTAAATTCTAAAATGAAAGAGTTTATAGACTCTACTTATAGAAAACCTTCTGATTTTTTAAAAACAGATTCACCTGAAGAAAAAGTATTTAGTTATGCGGAGACTATGGTTAAATCAGGGGACATGAAAGATATGCCTACTGCTAAAAACAGAGCTAACTTTGAACTAAGTGATTTTGATAAGTTAAAAGCCGCAAAAGTAAATATACAATTACCAAGAGCTAAAAAATTATTTTCAACTAAAAGACCTAATTTATTAAAAAGAAATGTTGCTCAAGGTGTATACTATGATGATATTACAGATACCTATACTAGAGTAATTGCTAGAGATGGTAAACTTGAATACGTAAGAGGCATTACATTTGAAGAACTAATACAAAACTAGGAGGCTAAATGGCATTAGAAAATTTTGATCCAGAAGGCTTCATGGGTTTAGCTGATGAAGAATTAGGTAATGAAAGAAATGCTTTTAGTGCAGCTCTAGCAGGTGTAGCTTCAGGGTTAATTAAAGTACCTGAAGGTGTGGTTTCATTAGGAGCAGAGTTAATTGACTTAGGAGCAGGTACAGATCTTGCAACAGACGTAGAAGTATTTTTTGATAAACTAAACCCATTTGAAGAAATAGCACAAGAAAAAGCAGTAGGTAGATTAACAGAAGCATTAGTGCAAATTGGTATACCTGGATCAATAGGTTTTAGTGTTGCTCGTAAGATGGCAACAAAAGCTTTATCAGGTAAAAAAGCAAATAAATATTTAGATCTTAAAAGGCCTGACTTATTAAAAGGTGCGGGTAAAGCTGATGAATTAAATAAAGCAGCTAGAAAAAAAAGATTTGCAGCAGCAGTTGCTGGAGGTGCAGCGGGGGAAACGCTAGTAGCAGACGTTGAAAGTATTGGAAGTATTGGAGATGCATTAGGAGGACCAACAGACTTAGATGATGAAGCTTTAGCTGATTCATCAAAAGATGCTGGTAGAAAATTATTAAACAGGGTTAAGTTTGGTGGAGAGTCTTTGTTTATTACACCGATTGTTTACGGTATAGGTACAGGTATTAAAGCAGCAGCTGCCACTGGTAAAAATATTGAGTTTAGTAATTCTAAATTAGATCAATTTTTTAATAAAATATTTAGTGCGGTGAGAGCAAGAGGTGCTAAACCACAAAAAATATTTGAAGAAAAGATGGCTGAAAAAGGAGCTACAATGGCTGATACAAATGAAGCCATGAAATTAGTCAAAGAGTTTGACAAACCTCTTAACAAAATGTTTCCAACTATAAAAACTACTTTTAATCAATCAACTGGTAAAGAAAAAGCAGAGATACTTGAAACTTTAAATGATGCTATGTTTTCTGGAGATCTGACTAAAGGAATTAAAGATGATGTAGTAATGGATCTTACAGAAAAATTAAAAATAAAAGGATTAAAAAGACCAGAGATTAATCAATTGTTTGGAACTTTAGGTAAAGCAAGAGAAGCGTTTACTACTCTTATTTCTACAGCCACTAAATTAGGCGGAGATATGAAAAATATTACACCATTAAAATCTATCATGGGCCAAAGAGTAAAAGATTATTTAGGTGGCACGTATAGAATATTTGAAGCGAAACCTATACTACCTTTTGTTAGATACACACCAACAGGAGATGCTTATAAAAATGTTAGAGAATTATTTATAAGATATGCAGCTAAATCTGGTAAACCATTTGCAAGTGTTAATCAGGTTGATGAACAGTTAAATAGATTAATTGATACAGCCATAGCAGCCAAGAAACCAAACTCTTTACCTTTTTTTAAATACACATCAAGAACAGCAGAAGCTGATGACACTTTAACTAAAAAATTTTTTAAACAAGTATTAGTAAAAGATGCTGAAGGTAAAGTGTTAACTGGTAAAAGAAGAACGTCAGCTTTAAAAGGAGCTGGTAAAAAAGGTGATATCATAGAACCTATTGGTAAAGGTAGTAAAATATTTAGAGAATTTTTTGGTGAGATGAATGATCCTAGATTTTCATTATACAACGGAATGACAAGACTATCTTCAGTTGCTAGAAAAAATCAAATGTTTCAAAGGTTAGATGATCAAGATTATTTTAGAAAACAAGCCGTAAGAGAAATAGAACAAGCTGGAGGAGTCGTTGCACCAGGGACCAAAGGTTTTTTCTTTGGAACTAGAAATTTAGCAGAGGACGCTTTACCTAATCAAGAAATTGTAAAACTAGATGATTATGTAGCAAACGCATTTAAAGATGATTATGCAGTAAACCCTTTAGCAGGTAAATATACATCGAAAGCTATTGCTGATGGTTTATCAGAGAGTGGTAAAATTTTAAAATTTTTATTTGAACCAAGAAAAGATGCAACAGGCGTCGAGAAACTAGCAACATGGGGTTATCGTAATTTAATTTTATTTCCAAAAGCTGCATCACAGGTAGCCAAAACAATTCTTGCACCGGTAACTCACTTTAGAAACATATTCTCTGCAACAGGATTCTCTGCAGCCAATGGTATCTTTTTTGAAAACCCTGCTGTAGTTGCAAAAGCATTTAATGAAGCTCTTAAAACAGTAGAACCTGGCGCAGGTATTAAAAAGTTTGCATCTAAATATACTCCATACAAATACAGTGAGAAAGATTTTCAAGAAGCGTATAGAAAATTTTTAAGACTAGGTGTTGTTAACTCACAAACAAACGTAAATGATTTTAGAAATATATTAGGAGACATTGGTTATGGTGGTAATTTAAATTTAGAAAAACCACTAGAGTCTATGGGTAGAAAACTTTTAGGTTCAGCTGGACGTGGAGCCAAAGCTGTAATGAAAGGTGCTGAAGATTTATATACAGCTGAGGATGATTTGTTTAAAATAGCTAACTATGCTGTAGAAAGATATAGATTAAAAAATGCATATAGTAGAGCTGGTAGAGAGTTTACAGAGGAAATGTTAGATAATGAAGCAGCTGATATTGTAAGAAATACAGTTCCAAACTATGCTTATGTATCTGATACTGTTAGAGCATTAAGACGTTTACCTCTTGGTACGTTCATGTCTTTCCCATCTGAGATATTAAGAACAACAACTAACATTGGTCAAAGAGCTATTAGAGAAATAAAAGATCCAGCGTTAAGAAACATTGGTATTAAAAGATTACTAGGTATGACAACTGTATTAGCTGCAGCTCCTTATGGAATACAAAAAGGTTTCCAATCGTTGTACGATGTAACCAACGATGAGTTAGAAGCTATTAAAAGATACTTACCTAACTGGTCAAAAAACTCAACTATACTTCCAATTAGAGATGAAGATACAGGTGAGTTAAAATACATAGACTTTAGTCATGGTAATGCATATGACGTAGCTATTAGACCATTACAAACTTTATTAAACAATATTCAAAACGGAATAGAAGATGAAGAAGTTTTAATGAAAGGTTTGTTAACAGGTATGTCAGAGGCTGCTGGTGAGCTTGCATCACCATTTATATCTGAAGCTATTTATACAGAAGCATTATTAGATTTAACAACAAGAAGTGGAGTAACAGATGATGGTAGAGATTTATGGACTGATCAAACTCCAGGGGGAGATAAAATAAAAATAGGTATTGATCATCTTGCACAATCAATGCTACCTTTTTCATACCCACAATTAACAAGATTGTATCAAGCAGCTATGGATAAACCATCAAAACGTGGTGAGTTTTTTGAATTACCAGATGAGCTTTTAGGTTTTGCCGGATATAGAGCTGTTAAATTAGATCCTGTAAGATCAATGGGATTTAAAATTGCTCAGTATCAAAGAGGTATTAGAGAATCTAGAGGTTTATTTACAGGTGGTGGACTTGGTGATTCACTATTATCAGGTGGTCCAAAAACACCTGTAGAAGTTATTGATAGATACATAAAAGCTAATCAAGCAAGATTTAATGTACAAAAAGAAATGTTAAAAGATCTTCAAGCTGCAGATTTATTAAATGCAGATGAAGATGAAATATCTAGAGAGTTTAGAGAAAGACAATTAAGAGGAGACTATAATGATATTATGAATGACAGGTTTGATCCTTATTATCCATCTAGAAATATTAGAAAAGAGTTTGCTGAAATATCAGAAAGAATTGGTGAAGAAAATCCATTCGAAGAAGCAGAAGATATTTTACAAGATATAAGAGATGATTTAAGAGACTTATCTTTAGAAGATAATTTTGATATTGATATTACAACATACATAGATGATGATATGTTTTCTGCAGGGATACAAACACCGCCTTTACCAGGTGATGTAACTTCAGCTATGCCTAATCCACAAGTAATACAAACAGCTCAAGCTAACTTAGGTAACGTGCCAAATAATGGAGGATTGACCTCAGTAGAGAATGCTTTATTATCTGAAGAAGAAAAACAAATAAGACTAAGACAACGTGGAATAATTACATAATGCCAAACGGAGACAAACTTAAACCCAAAAATACGAGAGAGCATTTGCTATCTATTTATGGCTACATAACAGGATTAAAAAAAGATGTTAAACACATGCATGATGGTATACACGATTTGGGCGGTAAGATAGACAAGATCTATTGGGTGTTATTGGGTACTGTTGGGGCAGTATCACTTCTGCTGTTAGAGAAAGCTTTAGATAAAGGATTATTTTAAATCCAATCTTTTAGATCTTCACCCATAATTTGAGTTGCAATATTTACTTTGTCACGAAGGGCCTTAACAATTTTTGTGTCAACTGTATCTTCAGTAATAATATCAATATAAGTCATCGGATAGTTTTGTCCAATACGATCAATACGTGCTTCTGACTGTAAACGTTTTTCTAAATCATAACCATTAGAAAAATAAATCATTGTACTTGCAGCAGTCAAAGTAATACCATATCCACCTGTTTGAGTTGTGCCTACAAAAAATCTACATTTAGGATCTTCTTGAAATTTTTTTATATTTTCTTGTCTCTCTTCTTGAGGTGTTAAACCATAATAGTCTACTACAATATCATCACTCTCATACTTTTTTCTAATAGTTTTTATAATTGTATCTACGTCTTTTTGATAGTTAGACCATATAACAGCTTTACCTTCTAACTCAGAAAGTATTTCCATAAGTTCTGTTACTCTATGATTAGGTATATCTAATATCTCTCCATCATCAGATGTATAGTGACCACAAGAAATTTGATGTAGTCTCATTAATTGAACCATGACATTATTAGTAGTTAAAGTCTTACCATCAAGTTGTGCCATTGCATATTTTTTCATTTCTTTGTAAACTTTTTCTTGTTGAGGTGTCATAGTAATTTGACGTTTCATAAAAGTTTTAGCAGGTAAGTCTAGACAATCATCTTTTAATACACGCATTGAAAAGGGTTCAATTAATCTAGACAGTTCTCCAAGATTTCTATGACCTGTCACTATATTTACACTTCTAGATCCAAGGTTAATAGATTTCATAATAGAATACCTTGCTCTAAAATCATAAAAAGAATCTGTTTTTAAGAGCCAGGGTTCAAGGAACTCACATTGACTAAATAAATCTAATGGTGAATTAGTTACAGGTGAACCTGTTAGTATTCTTCTGTACTTAGCAAGATCTCTTAATTTTAAAATATTTTTAGTTCTGTTAGCTCCAGGTGTTTTTATACTTGTAGATTCATCTATTGCCATCATAGCATTGTGACAACTTAAAAATCTACGAGCAAACTCTTTACCAAAGTCATAAGAAAAAGCTTCTACATTCATAATTAAAACATGCAACTCTGTACCAGTTTGTAACACAGAATTTATTTTCTTTTCTTGTCCAAGAGTTTTGTCAGAACTTTTCCAAAGAACAACTTTTTTATTTATATAATCTGGTAAGTGAGTAGGTATTTGATCTTCATACCAATTTTTATATACACCTTTAGGTGCAATAAGAAGTAAGCCATTTATTTTACCCTGATTGTATAAATAAGCAGCATTATCTATTAATACCTTAGATTTACCCGTACCCATTTCCATGAAATACGCAAAATATTTTTCTTCGCAAGAACGCTCTAATGCTTTTAATTGATGAGCATAAGGCTCAGTTTTAAATTTGTAGTTAATCATTTACTTTTCTTTCTAAAAGTTTATATAATGTATAGAAAGTATAAAGTCAATGAACAAAATTTATTTAGTACAAGACATTCCATTAGATAGAGAAACCGGTCAACCTAAAATTGATATTACGCCTGCAATAAAATATGGCGAAATTAAGGTTATGTTTCCAAGATTAAAACAAATGCAGTTTTCACCAGGACCATTGGTTTTAGAAATAAAAAATTCTTTAAAAGATTTTACCTCTGATGACTATTTGTTACTTTATGGTGACCCTGCTATTATTGGTGTAGTGTGTGCAGTGGTTTCAGAAATGACAAACGGTAAATTCAAATATTTAAAATACGATAGAACACAAAAAGGTTACTACCCTATTGAATTAAATATTTTTCAAAAGTAGTTGACAACATAAAATTCTCCTATATATACGATAGTGCAAATATAAATTTAAACTATTAAACTATTAAGGAGTAACATGACTATAAATCTTAGGGATCATGCACCTAGTCAGGTGACACAAACAGATCCAGAAAAACTTTCCGAAGAAATACAAAAACTTTTAGACATACAAACTAAAATAAAACATCATGAAGATCTTATTGAAGATTTAAAACAAGATGAAAAATATTTTTCTGAAATTGTAATTCCAGAAATGATGAATGCAATGAATTTAAAAACAATGAAATTAAAAGATGGTTCTGAAATAGAAGTATCTAATAAATTTTATGCCTCTGCATTAGCTGAAAAAAAAGCAGAAGCATATCAATGGCTTCGAGATAACGGACTAAGCAATATTGTGAAAAATGAAATCACAGTAAGGTTTGGAAAGGACGAAGACAACAAGGCGCAGCAATATGCTGACCTTGCAAGAGGTCAAGGTTATGAACCGGAACAAAAAGTTGCTGTTCATGCTTCGACTTTAAGAGTTGCTCTGGAGGATCTCCACATCCGTGGTGGTAAGATTCCTTCAGAGTACTTCAGTACGTTTGATGGTTATAGAACAAAGATAACTAACAAACCTAAATCAACAGACTAACAGACTAACAAGGAGTAAATATGGAAAGTCAAGTAGCAAAGAAGACT